CACGGCTCGGAAACTTGACGACGACGCGGTTCGCGGTCTTCGACCAGTCGGGCAGCGTCATCGTCGGCTGCTCGGTCATCTCGTGGATCGAAAGCGTGCGCACGGCGGGCTCGACGCCGTCCTTCGGAAAGTAACCGAGGGCGAAGCGCCCCTCGCGGCTCGCCTGAAAGCCGTCGAAGTGTGCAAGGATGCCCTCAATGAGCTTGCTTGCGGATTCCTGCGCGTCGAAAAGCGGCGAAAGGTAGTAGCGAGCCTTGTCCTTCGCGAGGCTCGCGGCGAGTGCCTTCAAGCCGTCCGTGTCGATCTCGTCCTGCGCGAGCGCGACGCCCAACTCCGGGCGCGTGAGGATCTCCGCGATGATCGCTACGGGGTTGCATCCGTTCGCGACGCGGGTGACATCGACAGCAAGCCACGAGGGCACGACGGGCGCACGACTGACGGCGATCTCGATATTCGGCACGGCCTGCGAATTGCGCCCGCAGTAGAGGTCCTTGCAGATGACGTAACAAACGCCTGCGTAGCGCGGGTGTTCGTCGCGGCAGATCGCGTCCACCGTGCCCGCCGTGGAGAGCCGTTCGCGTATCTTTGCTAGGAGCGCCGCGAACCAGCCACTGAAGCTCGACTTCTCGTAGCTCGGCCACGCCGTCGCCTGCCCTGCGAGGACCGAATCCACGGGCTGCGAATCAGTCCCGCGATATACGATGAAAATACCCTTTTCGGTCGTGATCGTCCGCAACTGTTCACCCGCGTCGAAAGTGCAGCCGGTCGTCCAGATGGCGTCGCCGCCGTAGTAGATCGCATCGACGCGCTCGATCGGCCCGAGACACACCGCGCCCGCGATCGAGCAAAACACGTCCTTCGCGACGGTCTTCTTCTCCTTGCCGACCTTCTGTTTGATGTTGCGCGTCCAGTAGTTACACGTCGGCGAAATCCACTTGAGCGCGACCTTGCGCGTCCCGCAGAGGTGCGGCAGGACGATGCCCTTCTCGTTCGTCGAGGTGCGGCTACCGTCGATGCCGAAGGGCAACGGCTCGGCGACAGGGGCCTCCGTGGCAACTGGCAGGTCGGTCGGCATTTACGCGATAGGCCGATAGATGACCTCGATGCGGCTGCGGATTTCGGCGAGCGGCTGGATCGTGACGCCGTGGGGCTTCAGGGCCTGCACGAAGCGTCCGCCGCCCAACGCAACGCAGAGGTGATGCACGCAGCGGCCCACGCGAATGCCGAGGATGTCGGCGGGTTGCGGATTCGCGAGCGCGTCAGGATCGGTCAGCTTCTCGATGCGTCCGGTGAGCGACGGATGGTTTTCGAGAAAGTCGCAGACGAGGCTTACGGCATTGTGCTGGCCGTAGTCGGTCGGTGGGCGCGGCAGGTCGAGGCGCTGGGCAAGGAATCCCGCCTCCAGCATGAGTTCCTGAATGAGGTTCCCACAATCGACGCCGCCACGCGGCCCACGTGCCCGGTTGTGGGCGCGAAAGGGAGTCTCAAGCCAACCGACGGCGGCCTTGTCGAGGGAGGCGATGCGTTCAGGTGAAGAAAAGAAAGGCAGGCTCATGGCCTGCGGGCAATGTCAACCCAGTCCGCTTGACTCTGCATAAAATCTTATGCACATTATCCCATGTGGAGTTCGAGTTCGATCCAAACAAGTCCGAGGCAAACCTTGCCAAGCACGGCATCGACTTCGACTCCGCGCAAGAACTCTGGAATGACCGCCATCTTATGATTCTCCCGGCGCAATTTCCGATGGAGCCTAGGTATCTGGCAATCGGGAGCATCGGGGGCAAGCATTGGACGGCGGTCTTCACGGAACGGCGCGAGCACGTTAGAATCATCAGTGTCCGCAGGGCACGCGACAACGAAAGGAGCATCTATGAGCGCAACAAACAGTGACAACCTTGAGGAGCGTTTCGACGCGGGTGAGGATGTGCTGGACTACTTCGTCACCGACGTGGTCATCACGACGCATCGGCTCGCAGAGCTCTCGAAGATTCTGAACCTCTCGGCGCTGGCCCGCGAGGCGGGGCTCAACGTGCAGACCTTGCAGGCGAAGATTCGGCGCGGGACACCCCTGAACGGCGAAGAAACCGCAAGGATCGTTGCCGCGCTCAAACGGTTCCACCTCGCAACCGTGGCCTAGCCGTGAACGACAAGCCCCAGCCAAGGGACATCCCCAAGGAACGCATTGATGCATGGATTGCCGAGGACGAATCGGCGGCGGCAAAACTTGGGCTGAAGACGCAAGCGCAGGACGTGACCGGCCACCCGGCTTTCGGGACGCAGAAGGGCGAGAAGACGCCCGTGGACGAGGTCGTTCGCAAACTGCGCGAGGGCCGCAAGTTACCGTAATCACTTCTTCGAATAGTCCATATCCACGCTGGAATCGGGCAGCGTGGGATTGTCGGCGGGGATGAACGGGAAGCCCCGGAACCTTGCGTAGTTGCCGTAGGCTTTGCAGCGCGAGGGCTGGCCGTCGCAGTCGGGCAGGAAGGTCGCCGTTTCGCCAGTGTGGGAGCGTAGTAGCGGGCGTTGTAGGATGAGCTCGATGCCGGTCGTTGTCTTCCGGCTCGTCTGGATCGCCCGGAACTCGTGCGCGTCGCCCTCGCCCACCTCCACCCAGCCACCCGCGAAGTAGCCGTCCGGGTGGTTGTGGCTCGCGATCCTGAGCACCGTACCGGACGCGCCGGAAACCGTCCCGGTCGTCGTCAGCGCGGCGCGAATCGTGCCCGCCGGATCGCATAGCTTGTCGCAGAAGAAGTTGTTGCAGCCACTCTTGAGGATCGTCGCGGGAGCCATCGAATCCAGCCGTCCGGCGTAGGGCACGCATTTCGCCTTCCAAAGACGCCCCGTCGGCGTAACCTCGCCGCAACTGCCGCGCCAGTAAACACTTGCCGAGTCATTCGGCGCCGCCGGATTGCAGGCGTAAACGGTGAGGAGCAGGCGCCGCTCCAGCCCGTGCCCGACGCGCTGCCAGAGGGGATTGCGCCGCCCGAGGCTGTCAGTGAACTCGCCGCAAGTCACGGTCAGTTCGTCCTTTGCGGGATTCGTGCTCTGCTTGCGATTGCAGTGCTCGATCTTCTGCGGCTCGTAGGTGTGGCCCGCGTAGACGAGCGGCTTCTCGTAATTGGTGTAGCGGTAGATGACGGGGCTCGGCACCTCGTAAGTGAACTCGAAAAGATAGCAGACAGCGGCCCGCGACTGCGTCTCGCCGACGAAGTCCGGGGACTCGACAAACGACACCGCAGCCTCGGCCACGCCCGGCGCGGAATAGGTCAGCTTCAGCCCGTCCTTGGCGAAGCGGAAACGCCCGTGGTGAATCGCGGTCGTGCCATCCTGAAGGCAGAACGGCATGACGAAGCTCTCCGCCCGGCCTCGGCGAGCGCGGTAGAAAGACAGGAGCCGCCGGATGCGCGCCGCATCAGGCAGGACGAAGTTCGCCTGCTGGGTCATGCGGACGAGGCTCTCGACACCCTCCACGTGCCGCTCGCGTCCCTCGCCCACCTGCGATGCCTCGGCACGGTGTTGAATGGCCACCGCGTTCTTCTTCCAGTCCGGCTGGAGGTCGGTGGGCCAGTCGTCGCCAACGTCCACGGCGTTGAGGCCAATTCGCTCGTCATATGGGCTGTCCTCGACGACCTTCATCGTCACCGCGACCAGCCCGCCGCCCAGCACTTCCATCTCCGGTTCGTCAGAGAGCCGACCGACAAGAAGCGGGGCACGCAGCGGATGGAGCACCGCCGCCTTGTTCACGGCGAAGGCGCCCGTGTCCATGTTCCACTGAAGGACGTTCGGCGCAGTGTAGATGCCTGCCGCCACCGTGCCAGCCTCCAGCAAATCCGGCCAGAGCGGCACCGCCACGCGCAGCCTTGCAGCGGAGCGCAACCCTTCGCGGAGCGTGCCCACGTCGGCACCCGTCACAAGCGCCGTGAAGGTCATTTCCAGTCGTAACGCGCCGTAGCGTGGCCGCCGCGATTCAAGGCCCGTCAGCCCCTCCTCCACCTCGGCATCCAGCCGGTGCGTGATCGCAACGCCCTCCGCCCAGTCCACGGGCGCAAGGAAAAGGAGCAGGCTTTCGCCATTCAAAGTGATCGTGTGCAGGCTCATGAGTTGAGTTCGATGATGCGCAGGACCGCGTCCTCCAGTTCGGGGCTGGCTAGGATGTCGTTCTTCGTCCGCTTGTCGTGGAAAAGGAATGCCTCGACGCGGCGCTTTTCCGTGCCGTCCGCGTCAACCTTGCCCGCCGCAACCTCCTTCTGAATGTCCGCCATCGCCACGCTGCCGCCGACGATCCCGCCGAGCGCGTAGCCGGGGCGGTTCAGGCGCAACTGGCCCATCATCGCGTGCGAAGCGCCTGTGCGGTTGGCCACGGTCGGCAGTGCCGCCGGACCGACGCGTCGCAGCAGCTCCACGTTCTTCAGGCCCTCGCTGCCACGGCCCCAGAGCTCGATGTTCGACTGGCTGAACACGTCCTCGCCCGCGTGGACGATGCCCGCCGGGTCATACTTGCCGCCCGCGCCCGTCCAACCGCCCTCCGCGAAGCCGCCGAAAATCGCCATCGCGCCGAGGACGAGCGCCAGGCCGATCGCCGCCGCCGCGCCGAAGGACGCGATGGACGCCGTGGCCGCAGCCGGAGCCATCGCAGCCGCGTCGGCAGCGCCCTTGGCGGCGGTCGTCGCGCTGTCCGCCGCCTTCAGTTTCTGGCCGAGTGCGAACATGACGAGCTGCTTCGTAATCCAGGCGGCGGCCATGTCGGCGAAGCTCTGGATGATCGACTGCACGACGCTGGAGCCGATGTTGCGCAGCGCGTCGGACCAATCCATCGTTCGGTTGATGAGGCCCGTAATGCTCTCGCCAAGCGAGCTGCGGAAGCTGCCCGCGACGCTGCCAATGACGCCGTAAACCTGCTGCGCCACCGTGCCCATCTCGACGACGAGGTCCTGAAGCGCCGCACGCGCCGAGTCGATTTCACCCACGCCAAAATCGCCGACGCCGTTCTGAAACTGGCCGAAGCGTTCGTCGCTCGTTTGCACAAAGGTCTTCTGCGAGGGGTAAACGGGATCGGTATTCGCCGACTTCCGCTTCGGTTCCGAATCGCCCGCGCCCGCCTGTTCGCGCAGGGCAATCTGCTCCTCGATGAGCGCGTTGAGGCGCTCGGTCGCGGTGAGCTGGCTCCCAATCTCGTCGGTTTCAAGGCCGAGGATTTTACGCGACTCGTTGAGGTTCGTATTGAGGAATCCCTTCACGCCATCACCGATCGCAGAGAGGCCCTGCTGCTGCTCGTCGAGCAAATCGCCGTACGCCGCCGGGCCTTCGACCTCGCCCTGCCCCCACTCGACGCGCCCGACCTCGACCGCGCCGATCTGCGTGCCGTCGGTAAACGGCAGCGCGGCGGTGATCGCGTTCACGCGGCCAATCACGTAGTTCAGCACGCGCTCGAAGCCCGACGCGATGAAGTTGATGACCGTGCCGAAGGCCGCACTGACCGCGCTCGCAGCGCTTTCAAGGCCGTAGCGGAGGAGCGACGCCACCCATCGGAAGCCCGCCGAGAGGTAGGCGATCGGCGTCTCGAATGCGTCGATGAGCCCACCCACGACCTTCACGCTGAAGGTCATGACGCCGTTCAAAATGCTCGTCCAGAAGCCGCCCGAACCGCTGCCGAACGCCGCGTCCCAGAGCTTCCGCGCCGCCGCGATGCCCTGCTCGAAGCCCGCCTCGATGACGAGGCCGATGAACTCCGCGAAGTGGCCGTCCTTGAACGCGTTGAGGCCCACCTGCACGAACGCGCCGATGTGCTGGCCGAGCGAGGTGAAATCGAAGGCGTTCGCCTCTTCGATCGGGCCGAGAAGGTCGTCAATCAGGATGTCGCCGATGCCCGCGAAGAGCTGGCGCCCCTTGTTTTTCAGGCGGTCGAGGAGCGTCCCGGCGCGCTCGAACGACGCGCTGTTGCGGTCCATGACTTCGCCCATGTGGCCGATCGAAAGCGCGGCGTCGGCCATCGCATCGGGGTTGTCGATCAGGGCAAAGAGTTCGCCCGCAGAGCCGTCCAAGAGCTCCATCGCGGCCTGCGTGCGGAGACTCTCGTCGCTTGTGTTGCGCAAAGCCTCGGCGACGGCCTCGAAGCGGTCAAGCTTCCCCATCGCGTTCAGCTTCTCGGGATCGAGGCCGAGCTGCGAAAGGAGGTTCGCCTGATTGCTCGTCTTGCCGATGGCGTTGCGGACCTTCTGCGTCAGTGCGTCGAGGGCCTGTTCGCCTTTCTTCGCGTCCACGCCGATGTCGGCCAGCGCCTGCCGGAAAACAAGCATCCGCGACGCGGACTCGCCCGTGCGGGCCTTGAGGTGCTCCAGCTCCGCGCCAAGCTCGATAATGTCCCGCGCTCCGGCGACGACCGAGCGCACGCTGAGGTACGCCGTGGCAAACCCGGCGGCCAGCTTGATGAGCCCCGCAAATCCCTGCGCCGCAGCCTCCAAGCCAGCGAGCTTCGAGCGTAGATCAATCAGAACACTGACACGAGCATCCGCCATCGTGGGCGGGGAGTGTCAACTGATTCGCCAACGAGCTACTTATTCAACCGTTTTCTGGCTATCTCCATCATGCGAGAAGCAGATGGCGCCAGCCTCGAATCCTTATCAAACGGGGCAAGCAACTTCACAACTTCTCCATATTGTTCTTGATGGAATGCAGTTGCCGCAAGGATACCCGCCCGTTCCATCTCTTTAGTTTTGGCTTCGTCCTGTGACGCAGCAACCCGTGCATTTCGTTGACGAACCGCTTCATTCAGCGCGGATTCATCAATATTCGACAGGACATCCCAATGAGCAATTACAGCACCAGCAAGCTGTGAAATCGAACGGAATACGCCCGCTTCGTTCATCACCCACATCTGTTCGGAAAAGGCCTCTAGTTCACCCAATCCAGCGACTATTCCAATTTCCCAGAGAGCAAAGTCACGGTCACCATACGAAATTAACGAGCTAATCAATAACTCGCGATCCCCATACATTATGCTCAGCGCAACAGAATCGATCTCGAACCGATGAGTCCACAGAAAGAAATGACCTGAAACCGATGCGTAATCAGCGGTGTAGTCCGATCCAAAATCACCCGCTTTACCCGACAGGCCATACACGTGACCTGAACTCGTATGCACAGCTCCAATGGAATCAAAGAATGGCTTCAGAAGAGAAACAACGGTCTCGTCGAATCGTCTTACCAACAATGATGAATCTGCGTATCGACTTTCCATGAGTTGCGTGCCACTCAGTCATATAGATAAATCGCCTCTTTATTGCAATCCCTCCCGCCACCTTTCCAGCATCCTCCCGGCCTTGGCTGACCACGGGGCGGCGGCGCTGAGGAAGGCCACGTCCATCTGAATGAGTAGGCGGTCGGCCTCTTTGCGGTCGTTCCGCCGCAGGACTAGAAACAGCTCCGGCAGGCTTACACTTTGGGCAATCTCGGCTGGCGTTTTTCCGAGTGCGAGGCCGCAGTCTGCGAGGCATTCCCCAAGGCCTGCTTCACGCGCAGACCCGTTTCGGCCACGGGCAGGAGCGCCTCCGTCTGACGCGCCCGCCGTTCGGCCCATCGGCGGGCATTCTGAAAATTGAGCTCATGCGCCGCCTCGCAAATGTCGAGCAGGCTCTCCGCCGTCAAGGCGTCCGGCCAATCGGCAGGCTTGCCGCAGACAAACGCCGCTAGCGGCCCCTCGTTCTCGACAAGTTCAAAGTAGCGCGGCAGTTCCGCGATCTTGAGCAGGCGCACGAGCACGCGCTCCGTTGAGCCGTCCAAATGCGTCACGTCCAGTTCCTGCCCGCCGAGGGCGATCAAAGTTGCTTTGTCCATGTGTTCGATATTGTCGAATAGTTCGAGTAGTTAAGAGCGCGCCCAGGTAAGGGTCAGGTCGATGTCCCACTGCACCGTTGCTGCCTTTGTAAACGCCGCGTCGGACTGAAAACGAATCTGATGCGAGTAGGCGTTGTTGCCGTTTGAAAGGTAGCCGTTGTTGCCGCCGGTCTGCCCCACGGCGATCGTCCGCAAGTCGGTGCGCCCCGGCAGTTTCGACGCCGGGAACGTGAACCGCTTCACAACGCTGCCGCTGCCAGCGACGTAAGTCTGGAGCACGCCCAGCATCACGTTACCCACGTTCGCGCAATACGTTGCGTCATCGTTCGTAATTCCGTCGATCGCGCCCGCGATGCCGTTACCGATGGAGGACGGCTCCAAGAGGCCAAAATACGGGTGCGCCCTACCCGCGTCCGTGCCGGTGCCCGTGATGACATTCGCGCTCGTGCCGTCGGCGTTGATGCAGGACAGCCCGAAATAGACCGACGAATCGGTCTTGTAGTAATACGCCGCCATCGTCAGCTTGCCCGCCACATCCACCGAGCCAATGCGGAGCGTCATCGTCTTCCAAGTGCGGAAAATGTCCTTGGGCAGCTGCAAACGCAGCGTGTAGCGGACGAGCAAATCGAAGCCGTCCGGCACGCTGACCGCGTCCGTCAAAACGATGCGACTGAAGAGCGTCGGGTTGTCGACATTCTCCCAAGAGACGCCGAGTTCGCCGATCGCCACCGCCGCGCCGCTGCGGTTCTGGTAGGCAAGGAAGGTGCGGTAGAGTTCGCGCACCGTGTAATCATTCGTGGCCGAGTTCGGGAAGTTTACGCCGTTGATCGTGCTGCCGCCGGTCGCATAGGTCGTGCTTTTCGCGACGAACCCCTCCAGCTTCGTGTCCGTGACTTTCGCAGCCGTGCGGCCCGTGCCAACCGCGATGACCTCGAAGCACTTGGCGAAGGCGTATCGGGCGGGTGCGTCGAAGCCAGCGTCCGTAATGAGGTTATGGACGCGGCCAAGCTGCTTTACTATACCCGTGCGGGCGTTGCGGAGCGCGAGGTCGTAGAAGCCGGAAATGCCGAGCGGGATGTTCATAGGGCGGTCTAGGTTTCGGTGACTGTGAGCGCGATGCCGAGGGCGAGGGCCTCGGTAGAGTCGGCGGTCGTCGCCGTTTCGGTCTCGCTCACTTCGAGCGTCAGGCCCATGTCAACCGGGGCGTAATCGGGCGCGATGTATCGGCTAGCGTCCGTCTCGCTGACGCCCAGCGACGCGCCGAAAGTCATGCCGTCCGTTGGCACCACGAGAGAGATCATCGTCGTCGTTTCTGTGGCCGAAAGCGCAACGCCGAGGGCGAAGGCGTCGGGCGAACCGGCCAGCGCCTCGACGTACGCCGCTGCGCTCGTCTCATTGGCAGAAAGCGCGGCCCCAAGCGTCAGCGCCTCGTCAAAGCTGCCGTCGCCCCAGTCGCGGATTTCCGGCGGATTCACGACAACCGGCGGATCGTCGTCGTCATCGTCCGGATACGTCGGCTCTGTCGGCCCCGTGCCCCAGCGTGTGCCAAGCGAAAGCGCCTGCGGGTAAACATCGGCAAAGTCCTCGAACAAATCCGGGTGCGGCGGCACATCGCGCCAGCCCCGCGAACCGGGCAGCGGGATCACCTGCGGCGGATCGGGCGTAGGGCCTTCGGTGAGGAACATGGGCTAGATGCTGCGCCGGGGTTCGAGGGCTTCTGCCGCGTCGTTCGTGAAGTCCACGGCGGCGATCGAGCGCAGGTCAGGAGAGGCGTTTGAAGCCGCGCCGCCCAGCGCAATCGCCACCGGCGGCACGTCAGTAAACAGGGGGATTTCTGCGTCGTCGCTCAAGGGTTAGCCTGCGGGGGTCGGGATGATCGTGCCGGTGTTGAGCGGCGAATGGAGCACGCGGCAAACGAGGTCGTAACTCACGGCCTCCTCGCCAAACTCCACCTCGCCGTCGATCTCCATGAAGCAGAAAACGTCCACCGTATTCACGATCGCGTCCGTGTGATCATACTGCTGAATCTTCACCCAGCCTCGCTTCGTCGCGCCCTCCAACGGGTTGTATTGACCGCTCGCCGCGTCGAGGGGTAGCGTGCCGAAGAGGTGCTCGAACATCAGCGGCCCGGCCTCCTTGAGCGCCAGCGTGAACTTCAGGTCGCGGTTCACCTCGATCACGTCGTAGAGGCGGCGCTGGCCCGGTGTCGGCGCGAAAATCTCCCGCTTGTCGGAGGACTTCGCCACCTTCAGGCTGTCCACGATTCCGGGGTCGATCCAGCCCGTGTCTGCAGCGCCGGGCTTCGCGGCGCGGCCACAAACGCCCGCTGCGGGCGAGGTGAAAGCACGGTCCTCGGGGTAGAGAAAAGCGTGGCTGCCGACGACAATGGGGCGCGTGTTCATCCGTTGATGCTGGTTGCTGTGAGGTTGACGAAGTAGATGACCAAACCGCCGTCGATGGGGCCGGTCTCGAAGGCGTCGTTGTCAACCCGCAGCCACGCGCGGGCGTGACCTTCTTGCGCCCGGTGCAGCGTTTCAAGGAGCCGCTCGACGATGGCCAGCGCCGTGACGCCCGACTGGTTGCGTGCGAGGTTCTCGACAACCGAGAGCGTGACAGTGCTTTCGATGTGGACAAGGGACGTCGCCGCCGTCTTGAGCCGCCCGGCGGCCACGGTCGCCACGATGCAAAGGCCGGTTTCGTTGATTGCCCGCTGGAGCTTCGTATTGTGCTCCGAATCCGCCGCCGTAATGAGCGGGATCGTGGAAAGCGTTGGTTCGTCAGCGATGAGGCCAGCAACAGACGGCAGGACGGCGGAGAGCTTCATGCGCTCATCCACGTGTCAATGCGCGGAGCTTCTCCAGTTGCTTGCGCCGCACATACGCCTTTATGTCGGCCACCTCGCCGCGCAGGGAGTCTTCCACGATGCCACGCTGATTGTTCTGCACCTGCACGCCTTCAAGAAAACTCTCCAGCAAGACCGAGGGATGCGACTGCCCCTTCGCAGTGCGGACGATGGCCTGCCCGATGCGTTCCTTCGCTCTGGACACGGCGGCGGCTTGGGTGTTCTGCCCTTCCCTACTCCGCTTCCAGGCGCGGTAAAGCCATGAGACGGAGAGAAAGCGGATCGACTTGCGCCGCGCCGCCAGTTCCTGCCCCACCGTGCGCCGCGTGCCGTCGCGGTTGCGGCCCCGCTTGATCCGGTAGCCAAGCGCGGCTGCCTCCTGTTCGATCTTTTCCGGCGTCGGCGCAATGGCGCGGAAGCCCCGGTAGATCGCAAAGCGCAGCCGCGCCGCCCGCGCCTCGATGAGCGGACCCTGCTCGCGCCGGTTCCAGCGCAGGTATTGCGCAAGCGCCTTGTTGAAGGCCCGCAGCTCCCGCGTATCGACGGTGGTTTCCATCTACAGCTTCCCGAGGAACTTGAGGATCGCGATGAGCCCGACCGTCAGTGGCGGCAGCGCGGAAGTCACCCAGACCCAGCGCAGGATCATGTCCATCTTGCGCTTCATCTCGCGGATGTCCGAGCGCAGCCCGTTCTCGCCATGCAGCCCCCACAGGGTGACTTCGAGGGTTGTGAGTCGGTGTTCAATCTGGGCAAGTCGTTCTTCGTTGGTCATGGCTGGCAGAGTTCGCAGTCAAAAGTGATGATGGCGCGGCTCGGCGAACGGGCGATGCGACGGATTCGGTAGGTGGTCCCGTCCACGCCCGTGAACGAGCTACCGGCAACGGGCACGCCGCTGGGGAAGGCCGCAGCAAGGACACGCACCTGCACCGAGTTGTCATCTCCCACGGACAGGTCGTAGCGGTTCGATTCGGGCGGCGTTGCTCGGAGCAGCGCCTTGAGCGGAGTGCCGCCAAAGTTCAGCACCACGCCCGCCGCATCGAGCAGTTCGGCAAAGCCTTCGGCGCTGTCCTGTTCGTGCTGGTTCACGGTGCTGCGGGCGTGTCAACGAACGAGGCCCAGCCGTGTTGGGCGGAGCCTCGGAGGAGTCACGCAGCAAGGAAATTACGTAGCCTGCCCCGGCGCGACGAGGCGCTTGATGCCCGCCTGAATCGCGGGCTTGAAGCCGTAGAGGCATTCGAAGGCTACGATCTCCTTGCCGCTGTCGTTGTCGTAGAAGCGGCGATAGCCGAAGATGATGCCCGTTTCGGGGTCGGACACCGGGCCGGATTCGAGGTAGGACTCGGGCCGCAGCGGCGCGAGGTAGCGCATCGCCACGGCGAGGCCCGCCGGATGGGCCGCGAAGCCGACGAGCTTTTCGCCGTTTTCCGGCAGCACGATCGTATCGTAAATGTCGAAGCCGTAGATGCGTGGGATGCGTGCCTCCATCAGCGAGGGCTGGCTCATCTGCGCAAGGTAACTATGGCTCACGCGCTCGTCGCCGAGAAGCGCCGTGTAGTAGGCGTCGTCGAGAATCAGGCTGCGCTCGGTCGTCGGCATCTTGGCCCTCGCACACGCGCCGCGAATGCCGAGAACGTGCGTCGAATCGAAGTCCGTCGCGGCCACGGCGGGGATCGCAGCCTCGCCATAGTTCGCCGCCGTGACGACGGAGAAAATGTCCTGAAGCACGTCCTGCGCGAGCTGTTTCGCCTCCGAACCCGCGAGGCGCTCCAGCTTGATGAAGCTCGACTCGGCGGACTCCTTGTCCGTCAGGTGGAAGGAGCGGACCTTGTGCCGGTCGCAGGTGACGGCGAGCGTGTTCACGGTGCGGTCGGCGTTCTTGCTGTAGCTGCCTTCGAAGTCGGAACTCGTTGGCAGTGCGTTGCCTACGACCGGCACATTGACCGTCTTGCCGCGTTCGAGGAACTCGGCGGAGAAGTCGGTCGAGAAGGCACGCAGCGGCTGGAGCGCGGCGCGGAAGGCTTCGAGAAAAGCCTGCGAGATGCGGATGTCCTGAAGGTTGGTGAGCGTGTTGGCCATGGGAATTAACGGGAAAGGATTTTGGACTTGTTCTTGCGCCAGAAGGCGGTCTGCGCGGCGGGCGTCTCCTGCTTGCGCAGTTCTTCAACGAGGTCCGTCGAAGCGGCGGCAACGGCATCGCCATGGGCGGTGACGGCGAGGGGCGTCACGCCGACAGAAGCGCAGATTTCGGCAGCCTTCGCCTCGGCGGTCTTGGACGCGGCTTCGAGCTGGGCAATCTTGACCAACGCGTCCTGATTCTGCTGACGCAGCGTCTTCAATTCAGATTGAAGCCGAGTAACGGAGGCCGACTCCTCGTTGCGGGCGCTTTCGGCGTCGTGCAGGCGCTGCTTCTGTTCGGAGTTCGAGGTCTGCGCGGCTTCGAGCTGGGTGCCCAGCTCCGTGAGCTTCGCTTCTGCGGCGGTGAGTTTTTCTTCCAAGGTCATGGGTTTTGCGAGTGGAGCGTTGTCAACCGGGCAAGCATCGCGGCACGACTCGGCACGATGCCCGTCACAAGCCCGCGCTCCGCAGCCTGCACGCCATAGAAGGACTGGCCCTGCATGGAGTCCGGGCTGACGCGGCTGCGCTTGCCCGTGACTGCGCTCATGAACATGCCGTGAACCGTGTCCACGCGCTCTTGCAGGAGGGCACGCTGCTCGTCCGTCAGGCTCGTGCCGGGGAAGCCCGCCGCCTTGTAGGTCCCGGCCTTGATGACGTCGACGAAGAGGCCGGAGCGGGCCAGCGCGGCGGAACTGTCGAGGAGCGCGAGATACACGCCCACGCTGCCGACGGACGCGCTCGGCGTCGCAAGGAAGTCGTCCGCCTGGCTCGCCAGCCAGTAGGCGGCGGAACATGCCTCGCCCGAGGTGAATGCTACGCTCGGCTTCGGGAACGCCGCGATCTGCGCGGCGAGTTCCGGGACGCCGGTCACGGTGCCGCCGGGCGAATCCACGTCGAGAAGCAGCGCCCGCACCGAGAGATCGGCGGCAAAGGCATCGAGCGAGGCCGAAAGTTCCGCCACGTCGCAGCCGCCAAGCATCTTTTCGATGGGCGAAAGGTTCGCGCCGATCGGGCCGCAAATGGGCAGGATGCCGACGCCGTTTTCCACGCGGGCCTGAGGCGGCTCGCCAAAGAGTTCCTTCAGGGCGTCCGTGAACCCCGAACAGCGTTCCACAAACGCGGCCAGAAGTCGCGGTTCAACGAGCAGGGGTTCATGGCGAAGTATGGCGTCAGCAAAGCTCACGCCGAGGCAGGCTTGTCAACGGGCTTACCCGACAAACTGGCAATGGCTCCACAGCTTGGCCGGTAAAGCATCTCCACCGGCACGCCATACTTCGCTGCCGCTTCCATGATCGCCTTGGCGTCCTGCGCCCGCCGCTCCAGCTCCTCGCGGAAGTCCATGCCCAGTTCCGAGTAGTGATCACTTAACGTTTTGAGGCCAGTCTCCACGTCGGCGCGGTTCTGCTGGGCCTCGCGTCCGGCGTCGACCGTCACCCTTCGCGGGCAGACCCAGCCGACCTTGTTCCAGCCCTTCACGGGGGCCAGCTCGCCTCGGTCGATCGCGTCGCCGATAACGTAGCCCCACGTCGGTTGCAGAAGCCGCTGGATCAGGATCATCTGCCGGTAGCTGAAGCGCCGGTCCGCCTTCGCCACGATGAGCCGCACGCCCGCACCGCCGATGTTCGAGGCGTCGAGCACGAACTCATACGGCAGCATCCCGGCGGCGGAGTCGCGCTTCAGGTGTTCCAAGAAACCCGTGAAGACGGGGCTTGGCCGGTTCGACTGGAAGCTGTCGAGCGATTCGCCAGGCTTGAGCGCCACGAGCTTGCCGCCGACAATCCGCTGGAGCAGCGACGCGTCACTCGCCGCGTTCGGCTGCTCGCCGGTCTCCACGCTGAAGTCGCCAGATTCATCGAGCGAGCCGCTTTCTCGCTTCAGGATGCGGGCAATGTCGGCGTTGTCCTTCACGGCGTGCTTTTCGAGCGCCAGCATCTCCATCTCGTCCAAGATGTGGTTGATCGAATGCTGGAGCGTCGGCGGCTGGCGCACCCCGCTTGCCGACTCCGGCTCGAAAATGTGCATCACGGCGTTCGCAGGCACGTCGCGGGTCGCGTTGTCGTCCAAAATCAGGCGGTACGCGACGGGCGCGCCGAACGCGTCGAGCTTGATGCCGTCCACCGTTTCCGCCGAGCCGAGCGTGTCGCCGATGCGGTGCGATTCGACCAGTTGCAGGCGCGGCAAGCCGAGGCCGTCGCGCACCTTGAGGCAAAAGTATTCGCCGTCCACATCGAGGCCCCGGCAGACAAGGTACTGGCACTCCTCGAAGCTGAATCGGCGCGTGATCTCGGCCCTCGCCGCCCAGCGGGCAAAGTAGGCTTCAGCGGCCTTGTTCCAGTCGGCGTCGTCGCTCTGCGGCTGCGGGCGGATGCCGTCGCCGGTCGAGTAAATCGCCATGTCCGCCACCATCTCGCGCGAGAAACCGGAGTTCCTGTTGAGATACCGCGAGCGCCGCACCAGCTCCCGCCGCGTGTGGCTCGTCAGCTCCTTCTTCGTGTCCGTCGGGGCCGCGCCGGGCACCTGACCGCGCCTCGGCGAGGCGTTCGCCGACTCGTAGCCGGAATACCCGAAGAGGCGCGAGATGTGGTGCAGGAGCTTCACAGCCGGAACTGGCTGTCAACGTGCGAAACGGAAACCGTCCGGCCCTGCCAACGATACTTCTCCGGCGCGAGCTTCACGAGGGCGTCCTGACAGGCCTTGATGACGGTGTGAATCTCGTCGATGTGGCGCTTGGTGTAACTGGAGCCGTCGTTCGCGTAGGCCGTCAGCGTCTTCTTCAGCTCCTGCTTGTGGACAGCAAGAATCTCCTCGATTTCAAAGATGGTAAAGCCTACAGAGTAATCAACAATCGGCATTCCACATCGAGACTGTCAACGAATGACTGAAGAGGAAATCATCAAGGAGTTCGTTTCTATAGAAGAAATCGAAGGCGAGGTAGTGCTCTCTGTGCGAGTCATCGAGTGGGATGGCCCCCACGCCCCAATTTCTCATTCTGTCGAAGTCCGCCGATTTGCGGGACATGCCGGTGACGACATAACCAAGAAGGCTATCAAGGCCGTTTTGCGCAAGAAACAATTCTTTGGGCGCTGCCAAGAATGCGGTGAGCTTAACCCGAGTGGATGGATGCACGACTCGAAGATCTGCCAGCATTGTGCGGAAACAAATCACGGAGTCGTCTATTAAGCCGGTGTGCCCTCTTCGCTAGCCTCCCGTTCCACGCTCTCCCGGCCTACGATCTTGAGCATGGTTGCGGCGGCGGCCTGCATGGCCTCGCAGTCCCAATAATGGTTCGGGCGCTTGCCGATCTGCTTCCAGAGCCAGTTGTCGTGCTCCTTGACGCGCTGCTCGCTCTCCATCTGCGAGAGGTAATCCTCGTCGATGTCGTCCGGCACCTCCCACGTCGGGCCGTTGGCGGGATTCTGGTTGCGGCGCAGTCGGGCGAGCGTGTCCTTGATGTTGAGATTCGACCAGTAGTGCACGTAGCAGTGCAGGTCATTGGTCAGCACGACCTTGCGACGCGGCGAGTAGAAGCGCTGGACCGTTCCCTGCGCCTTCGTGTGGTGCGGGAAGGTCGCGCGGCGGTCGCCAAGAAGCGCCACCCAGCCTTTCTTTGCGCACTGCCGATATACGTCGTAGGTTGCGTGACCCGCGTCCACGAAGACGAGGTTCGGGTGGATCTTGAACCGCGATTGAAGCGCCTCCACGTCCTCGAAGGTCAGGAGGCGCTCGTTCCAGATGAGGCGCGAAGAGCCGTCCGCCGCCCAGCTGCGGACGAGCGCAAAGAAGTGGTCCATCTGGCAGTCCACCGTGAGGATGCGGAGCGGTATCGGCGGAGCCTCAAAGGGCGGAGCAATGACGCGGCCAAGGCGATTGATACCGCCCTCGCCTGCCCAAATCTCGCCCTTGCGGTAACCGCAGGTCGCGATCTCCATCTTGTAGTCCTCGACGTATTCGCGCCACGGGAGCGCCAGCCGCTTCTGGTAGAACTGCTGGAGGAGCGAGGTGTCGCCCTGCCGCATCGCGGCCTTCGCCCGCAGGTAGAGTTCCGCCAATCGACCCCACGACATCGCGCAGAGGGCGTTCCAGTGGAAGCCGACGTTCTCGGGAGCGGCGTTCGGATTCGTGCGGATGAATGCGCCGCTGGCGTTCAAGACTCGGCGCATGGCGTCAGTATCGGGGAAGTAGTGATTGCACGCGGTGCAGCGGAGCGACGCCGTTTCACGCACGGCGGCGAAGTCCCAGTTGCCGTTGGCATCGCGGGCGTCCTTACTCCACTCGACGTTGTCCCAGTCGAAGGGCTGGCGCTTGCCGCACTCGGGGCACGCGAAGGTCCATTCCCGCATGTCCGTCGTCTCGAACTTGCGGTGCGTGTCGTCGTTTTCCTCGCCTCCCTGACTCATGAAAACGCACTTGCCGAGCCAGCCGAAAGCCGTGACGCGGGCCTCCGCCTCGGCCATGTGGCCAGCGGGATATTGCCACGTTTCATCGGCAAAAACCCAGCGGATGGACCGGCGCTGGAGGTTCGTTTTGTTGAAGGCCCCGAGGATCCACAGGGGCATTCCGTTCGCAAAGTGGATCGTGTGGTTGCGCTTCTTGTGGCGGTCCTTCGGGAAGAGTTTTCGGACGGGTTCGCACTCGTCAAAGAGCTTCTGAAGGCGGGACTCCGACTGGTCTTTTGCGTCGTCATCGGTCGCGCTCAGCCACAGCGTGGGGCCGGGCAGATTCGGCACGATATAGCAGATGGCCAGCTCCGAGACGGTGGTTTTGCCCGCTTGCACCGCCGCGATGATGCTCACAACGCGCACCTTCGTGTCCACGATGGCTTCGAGCGGTTCGCGGATCCACGGGGAATGTTCGCTGCGAAAGCGGCCCGGCATCGGCGAATACGGGATCGAGGCGATGTTGTCCTCAGCCCAAGCCCAAGGGGCGCGGCGGTCAGCGGGCCGGACGGCCTCGGCAAACATGTTGGCGATGTCCTTATTCATGCGTCAGTGCGGTGAAGTATTCGAAGGCTTCCTTGCGCGCCTCATCGAGCGCCCTGGCGTTGTCCTCGCGGATGCCGATCGCGTCCTTGCCGCAACAAATCGGCGGCAGCTCGTCCTCCAGCCGCTTGTGCAGGATCGAAAACATGCGCCCGAGCCCTTCGAGAATCGAGCGGCGCACCTCTTCCTTACAGAGGTAAGCCCCGCGCCGGATGGCGAGGCGCAGCTCCTTTTCCTCGATCTCCGCGAGGAGCTTGCGCGCCTTGAGCGCCTCCTGATTGCCCACCGGTTCGCCGCCGCCTTTCAGGCCCTTGGAGCGCACGAACTCGCGCCACGCCGCCACGTCGTATTGCCCATTCGCGAGGGGCTTCGGTGCGCCAGCCATCTTGCGCCAGGTGGTGAGCGTCCGCCGTGTGATGCCGAGGAGCGTGGCGAGTTCCACCTGATTATCGGCGTAGGCCGTGGAGTCGCTGCTACCGGCGGCGCGGGCTTCGATGCGGGCGCGTTCAACAGCCGTCAGGGGTCTACCTGTTGCAACCTTCTTTACAAGATTCGAGAAATCGGCATCCAGAACCTTCTTGAGCATTTCTGGAGTAGGATCATTCACAAAAGTAAGCGTAGTTGGTTATCCGTGATGTGTTTGTTCTTCCGCAGATTTGTCATTCGCCATAGAGGCCGGATATTCGTGAAATGAAAACACTGCCTGACCTGATCAGGATTACTCAGATCGAAGGCCGCACATGGA